CTCCTGCTCCTGTTCTTTGATTTTAGCATGGAGATATTCAATTTGATTCTGATACTGTTGCTTAAGTTCCATGAGTAGATGATTCGTGTGTGCTACGTGGTTCGTCATACTTACCGAGTTTGTTGTTAGTGAAAATTTTAAGAAACAGATCAGTTACACAGTAACCAAATGAAAATGCTGCAGCAAACGTGGTGAACATAGTTAATAACCTCGTGGGAATTGATGTTTACAATCAGGACACAACCAGTGGTTGATGTGATCCTCACCAATCAATTCTACACCAATAACACGGGAGTAAAAGTATGGTGGGGAGTAGTTTTCTCGGTATTGTTCGGGAATGATAGAATCAACCCAGTTACTATTGCAATTAGGACAATTTTCAAGAGTCGTAATGTCATTATAGTTCATCGTCATCAAACGTAAAGTATTCGTAGATTGAAGACATCACAGCATCTTCAATATGCTCAATAATAGCACCTTCAGTAGGATTCTCTACATGTTTGTGTGCCCGTGAATAACCACGACGCACACCTTCTTCAATTGCCTGTTCTAAAATAACTCGGAACTTAGGTTTCATAAGATTACATCCTTGATTTCAGAAATGATTTCCCAGTGTGCATCAGATTTGTCACCGAAACGATTAGTGCCAGTGCGGGTGCTGACCCACATAAAGTATTTACGATTCTCTGATGCTAAGAATAACTCACCATCAGTATCTTGCTCTACAATACAAACAGGATTGTTTTCCATGATGTTAGCAAGACGATTCTTTGCCTTGCTAGATTTAGGTTTTACAATAACCTTTCTCATGATTTACTTAGAAGATTTAGCAGCGGACAGTAGTGAACTCACGAGAACCACAATAGCAACACACTGCCAGATTGTCAATTTGATTGCAAACCATGACAGAACCATCATCAGCAACCATGCTTGAAATAAAACTGCCAGTGCTGCTATGGTTAGAATACCCACAGTAGCACCGATAATAAATGCAGGAGATTTATCTTTCATGTATTATACCCTTGAATTTTAAGAATAGCACGACGAGCATCATATGCTTGTAGTTGAGTAGCAAATTCTGCTACTTTTTCAAATGGATTACGACGATACAAACCCCAACGTGTAGTACCAATTATAGCACGAATAACGTAAGGATTGTCAATACCAAGAGGATAAGATTTCATCACAGATCACCCTCAGCAATCAAACCCATGATCTCACGAGCAGTGGCAGCAAAGTTAATATGATCCTCAAGACCCTCATCAGAATACACTTTAAAAAGATCAGTGTGACGATAAGTGTCAAGAATCAGATTACATGCATCATACAATGCAGCAAGGTGGTGCTCTTTAGTGGGATACGAGAGGGTCATCGGTGGTGTTCCGTTGATTACCTTGTAATTATAGGGCATTATCGGGCACGGAAACGTCCTCTGTGACACTTCTCAAAGCGTCCATACCCATGAGAGCAGTCCACATGTCACGAACTACTGTTTTACTCTTAATCAAGAATTTATGATCAATATAATGTATTTTCAGAGAATCATGATTGACCCAATGCATATAACTCCATGAGGCAGAGCGTACATAATCATTTTTACCAATCACACATTTAGTAGTGATTTGTTCTTGCAAACGATCTTTGATAGCATCAATATTAAATTCTACAATATATGCTATCTTACCATCAACAAAAAACGAATGAACAATATCAAGATCATCTGCAATATCTTTATTCAAACGACGTTGCGTGTAATCATTGAAGCATCCGCTACCATTACCTGATTTGCCAGTAAAGTTTTTAGGTTTTGCTTCCTTAGGTTTATTAGTAACGGGATCTACACCATCACGACCAAGTTTACCAGGAATACTCTCATATCCAGCAACTTCAATTGTAATAAGTTCACGAAGAGTAGATGAATTAACATCATTCATGTAAATATCAAGCAATTCTAAAAGCAGAGGATCAGCAGTTACATCTTTACCCAATGCTTTATCAACAACAATTTTCTTAAGTTCGGAAGAGATTTCAGTCATGGAATTGTTTTTGTTGATTATATAATACAGTAAAAAACCCCTCATGGGAGGGGTTGTGTGCCAGTTTAATAATCGTCACGTTCTTCTTGATCAGTTCCCATACCAAATGCTATAAGTGATCCCACTATAGTTCCTACGGTAAATGAAATCAACAGACCTAAAATTACTATAATCAAAATTGTAGACATTTCACGCTACCTGTGCATACTCAACAATATTAACTGGAGCATGTTTCTTGATGTAATCAAGCATACTCATAAATTGTCCGACGTTGTTATCAGAAATAACTTCATTACTACCATCGGATCCATGCAATTCAATTTTCCTGCTGGTCAGATCAATTACGATCTTGTGCAGATATTCATTGTCAAAATTCATTGGATTCTTTTAGATACTACAGGAATAAGTCTATCCCATTGACTGGGATAAAACAAGAGGCAACAGTCATTTGCTTTGACTGGACCTTCTTTAATACAGACTGTTACATATTCATTACAAATAAATCGTATGTAACCATAAACTCTTTTGCCAAGATAGTCTTCATAATAGACTTCTACATTCTCTGCGAATGGGCAGGACATTTCTTCAGTCCTCGTAGATTCTGCACTCAAGGGCATTGGGATTTTCATCACAATAAATTTGAAAGTTAGTTTTAGGAGTGTTTTCTTCTTTCTCAGGGACATCAAGATCTTTAAGATCTTTACCTTCTAATTCTTCCATATGTTTATTTGGATACAGTATATTTATTTGAATCATTCACTCAAAGGACCACCTCTCCAATTCTTAGGTGTCGGAGGATCACATTTACCTTCTAAAGTTCTGACCATAAGTTCTGCAAACTTTTCCATTTTGTCTGCAGATACTGATGCTGGACGATATGTAATTGCATCTTTGAGAGCAATAAGTTCATCCCACTCTTCTTTAGTGAGAACATCATTGCCAGATTTAGAAAGGGTCATGAGTGTTTTGCGATGTGACTCAATGTTAGCATTTCAATACAGTATTATCTAGAAATTTAATGTTCTCTTTGGGATCGTGTCACATTACTTAATGAAATCTTCAAGTGTATCTAAATCATCTTTGAGATCTTTTTCTTGTTTCTGGTCGTGATAATAAGACCAGAGAGCATTGTGAACATCCATCAGTTCACTTACCCAGAAACCAGCAGGATAAACTCCAAGTGCATCTTGGAGACCACGGTGACTGGTTCCTTCACTTTCTGCTTTACACATGATAGTACAGATTGCCTGAATCATATCAAGTTTATCTTCTTCAGAAAGCATAAAATACTTTCCTACTGCTCGTTCAACTCCTTCTTTATGGGATTTTTGAAGATTTTTACAGGCATCAGAATCCCACCACTCTTGCATAGATTTCATGAAATCTTTGGAATTTGGTTTTGGTGTTTCTTCAGTCATTTGACTTCCTCAAAATTTAATTTGTAAAGTTTTCCAGTCATACCACGATAGAATAGTTGCCTGGTTGGTTTATCCCAACCAATATTACGTTTAGGAATAGATTCTACAAATTGACCAAGAGATTGATTATCTTCTTCGCCCTGACGACTGTAGAAAACAATGCTAAATGGCATTGAAATTCCAGGATCTACTTCAGTCTCCATAAATTTGCAGTCAGGCAAATCCAAATTCATCAAAACCATTCCATCAAATTCAAGCGGTGTCATTCTTTATCAAACGAGAATCCACCCCGTTCCTCAACTTTATCCATGAATTTATCAATCTGAATCAATTTATCAATATCATGAATCATACTTGCAATACAAGTATTTACAAATGGTTTTTCATTACGAGCAGCAAATGCCAGAGCATTACGCAACGAGGATTCTGCATCTTTCAGCGAATCTTCTACTTGATTAGATAGTGCCATAATTAAAATTCATTCCTTCGTTTAGGTGTAAATGGTTTATCGTGCCAATTGCAATAGTCTGGAAGTTCTGATTTTTGATCTTCAAAGTATTGGCAAAGTTGGGCAACATCTGGCGGATATTTGTCTCTAAAAAATTGATGCCTAAAATTATTTGCATGACAAAAAATATTATATCCGCAAATTACTAATTCAATCATTGCAATTTTTTGAGTGTAAATGATCCATTTTTGTTATCAATCCACTCTAAAGTATCACCCTCTACCCAACCAACTTTTACTACAAGTTCGTCAGGAAATGTGATAAGATATTCATCATCTGGTGTTTGCTCTATAGGAACAACCCAGGTTTTATTTTTATTTAATTCTGATAATGCTTGAAGATATTCATCATCATCATCAATTGCATCAGACAATTGTGCTTCTAATGAGTGTCTCTTTGTGGATTCTGCAGCATTACACATTGCTTCTAATTCTTCATCAGTATATTGTGTCATATACTTTTTATCTTGAATTGATGTAGAATTGTCAGCAATGTCTGCTACATCTAGAGTAGCACTCCAAGCAACTTGAAATTTCTTTTCAAATACATCACAATAATGATCTGCCAAATCCATTGCAACATTATGCAATTTTTCTACCATATCATAATCGCGATGCTGAATAGCATCAATAGCAGCATTCAGAGTATATTTAAGATTAAGAAAATGCTGTGGTGTATAATCAAGTTCATTCATCGCTTCCCAAATTTTGGAACGATGAGTTTGTTCACTCTCCCGCAGTTTCATCTTGAAGGGTCTCCATGGCGTGTTTCATAATCATATCGCTAATTTCCTCTGATGTCAAGTCCCTGAGGAAATTCCATTGAGTATCGTTTGGGTCCCACTCTAGAGTGATTTCACCAGTTTCATCATCAAAATTAACTTTCAAAGAATCTTCAGTCATTCCATTCATCCTTTTCTTTTTTACGAAGTTTCTTAAGTTCCTTCATCATTTCTTTGATTTCTTGATATGCATCTTCAGGTTTCATTCTATTGGTAATTTCAAGTCCAATGATATATTGAACTTTATCACCGAAGCGAGCAAGTGCTCTTTCAAATGCTGTTAGATCTTCATACATCGTTAATACATCCAAATTTATCAGCAAGAATATCTATACGAGCATCTAGAGAATTCTCCAGACGATAAAGTTCATTAGTCAATGAGATATTCTCGTCTTCAAGAACTTTAATTTTCTCATATAAATCTTCTAAAATAGAAGTAAGTTTATAATAATTTACAGTGCCCATTTCATAAGGACCATCATCCTGCGAAATGTCTGCAAATATTTGTTTCCAGTTATTATTTTGCATACGTTTTAAAATATTCATTGTATCTAATAAATTTTCCGAGTGATGGTGTTATACCTAAACTCCAGCAGCATTCCTGATAAGATAACCATTCAAACCATGGAGTTGTTGGATCAAGAACGTGATATATCATGCTATCCATTCTGGTTTTCGTTGCGGCATACGAAGATAATTAGATGCAACCCAAGGTTTGGATGCGATATACATCTTGTAAGCAGTAAAAGTGTCAATGCTTGTGTCAAGTTTATATTCATCTGGCATAGCACGGGCAAATGGTGTTATACTAGTAATTTTACCTTTAGGAAACAAATAGTATGCTTGAAGTAAAGTATTATAACATGAATGTTGTTTGCCATATCGTAAATGATACTCATCACAAAGATTCATACCATGTTTGATCAACCAATAGGCATTGTCAATAGTTTGTGCTGCCCATTGTGTGCAAGGATGATTTCGGAATGCACCTTTGACAGTATTATAGGCAGTGCCGTCTTTTTTGTGTATGGGTCCATAACCATGATACCATTCAGATGCAACAATTGAAAGCATTTGACAGCATTCAAGAGGCATTTTGACAATGTGTTTGTCGGGTAAAACAATAGCAGATTCTGCAGGATATTCACTTGTGGCAAATATATTCACAACTTACCGCCTACAGTACCTTCGTGTGTAATGGTTTCTGGAAACCCTTCCTGCTGCCATTTAAGATAAGATCTTGTTGCTGCAATACAGTTTTCTCTCGTGAGAGATGTAATAATGCCGTTCCCATTCGTATCATAACTTTGCCAAGTCTTCCAACGTTTTTCTTCAACATAGAAAGCATCATCAATTAGTTCGTGGTTCTGTGATGCCGATGGTGATTTTTCGTCGGTCAAGATTGTACCTCTCAATGTGTTTGTTCATGTGTGCTTCGCACTGAAAATAGCAAGTTTTTTGAATCGTGTCTTTTTGATTCCTTTGCTTCTCTTTATATTGTAGCATATGAGGGAACATTTGGTGAAATGCTCCTGTCGGAAGGGCAGGATCAACCTTATTCTTTACAACTTCAGTTTTTTTGGGTCTGCCCCGCTTCTTGACGGGCACTGGCACCTGTTCGGCACCAGCGATCTGACCTTTGCGATTTTTGATACTCATTCGGTTACTTCAGCAGATTCAAGGACTTCAGGGGTAGTAGATTGCTCAGGGTTTTCTACATGTTCATCCATAATGAAATATTCTTGCAATTCTTCGTACTGTGGGGTGCCTTCATACAGGCGAAGACCCAGAGCACCGAAGATTTTTTTCATATCTTCAAACGTTTGAACCTTGTTGATGTCTAAAGCGAAGGAACGGCGAGGTTGCGGTGTTCCATAATTTTCGGGCAAATTTTCCATACTTGTTCTCCTTTTTAGTGTTTAGTGCTGCCTGGTAACCATTTTCCCAAGCAGTTTTGAGATAGTCGTTGACCGTCTCCTTAATCATAATTGTACCATAGGATTCCCCAGAATCCTCCCCATATGAAACTAATGTTTCAATCATTTGCCAGAAGTGATCTCGGGGAGTTGTAGATCCAACTCGCGATGACCACCAATTGTCAAATGTGGTGTAAATATTTTTTTCTTGTGTCATCCTATTACCCTCCAACATACAGTAGCATTTCCTTTGCTGGCAGAAGAAATGTGAGCAAATGCAGCATAAGAAAGATCTAGGTCGGCATGACTGTGCGGACCACGATCGTTTACCCTTACAATAACCTGTTTCATGTTATCTTGATTGGTTACCCTAATCCTCGTACCCATAGGTAGATAAGGATGAGCTGCAGTCCAACGATAAGCATCAAACCGTTCACCATTAGCGGTTTTTTGTCCATGAAATCCATCTCCTAGACCATAAAATGTTGCAATACCACACACCAAACCAGCAATAATCATTCAAAACCTCCATTCATACTGGATAACGTTCAAAACATACTGAGTTAAATTTACCTTTGACTCCTCTGAGTTCTATTTTAGTATGTTGAGAATGTACATACACATGCTCAACATAATATTTGTCACCAACTATTAAAATACCAGTGGGATCTGTATTATTACCCCATTGAATTTGCTCTTTAGAGCATCCGAGAAACTTTACCGTGTCTCCTGTTTTCATTTTTATCTGTTGATTAAATTATGGTAGACTTTTTCATACTTAATTTCCAACAATTCAATTAAGTCATAATCATCATATTCTTCCAACTCTTCCATGATTTTCCTTGATTCGGTCAAACACGAAAGTAATCTCATGACTTTAAGATGAGTCATCAATCAGATGCCCTCCACTGTGGTTTCGGATTAAGAATCACTCGTTTTTGTTGAAATTCTTCTACATGTTCAAGAATACGCTGTGCTGTTTCTTTAATAGTTTCTTGATCGTCTTCGTTGTCCCAGTCAGAAATCTCAGTCCAAACATAATAGATTTCATCAATGATAGTATCAATCAGTTTGTCGTAGTGTGTCATGCATGAAAGTTTAACTAGTAGTATTCTAGTCCCGATCCTCTGGGATGTCAAGTTCCTGTGCCAGTTTCTCAGCTGCCACATTTGCCCAATCTTTTTTCTTACCTTTGATGGTACGTTTAATATTAAAAGTATCCCACATCAAGCGAGGATAAAATTTAATTAAAAAAATACCCCTACGGATATTGACTTCAGCCAACTTCCATAGGAGTACAATATATTTTGCCACATTTGGATCAACTACAATCATGTATGTAATCACACCAAAAATTAATAGTAGCGTATAATAATATGTCATTGATTATTCTTCTGTTACAAGTTCTACACCTTCTTGAAAATACATATTTTCAACAAAATCTTCTGGCTCTAATTCATCAACCACTACATGCTTTTTCTTTTTATTAAATTTTTCGTCATATTCTTCTTCAGAAAGAACTTTAAATCCTTGCCCACCTGTCTTTTTCCTCATTTCTAATGCAGCTTTTTCAAGCAATGCATTATCAGGAATCATTTGTTGTGGAGTGACAACAGCAGTATCATACTCCACAACTTCCATATTACGACCAGTGTACATTACATTGATCGCATCAAGTTCTTTATTGAATTTTTTAGCATCAGTGATCTTATCGGACCATAATTTACCAGGGGTTTTGTCACCAGTCCAATAAGCATTATATCCTTTCACTCTCACAATGTAAGACATATCACTCAGCAGCAGGTTCTTCTTCAGCGGGTGCTTCTTCAGATGGTGCTTCTTCTGGAAGGAATGCATCCTCAGAATCTACTGCAACCAGAGCATAATAATCAGGAATTTCCTCTGCTAAAGCAGATTCAGCATCTTCTGCAGTTTCGTACTCTTTTGCCTTGGTCAGATCATCCGACCATACTGCTTCTTCATCTCCTGTCCAGAATGCATTTTTTTCAGCAAGTCTAACAACAAATGCCATAATAGTTTAACTCCGTAAAGTAATTTCTTTTATTTATTGATCTTGAATTATCTCTGATAATGCGGTTTTCTTCACCTTTTTATTGCGTGAAGGTTTATGTTTCTTCTCAATGTATTTTTTAGCATCATCAATAGTTTCACATACTGTAACTTGCTGCCCTTTGTAAATGATCATAAATTTATCACCAAAGGGAACAGCAGCATACATTTCATCTTTAGTTACAAATCCACCTTCCCAACTCATAGAACTTTCAGAGTAGTAATGTTTACACCGTCACCGAAATCATACTCAAGAAACCACTCTTTAAATTCTTCGCAAAGTGCCTGAGCATTCTCTTCTTCACCAGCATCAAGAAATGCACCGATGAGAGCATCAACATCCTCAAGAATGCTTTCAACAGCAGACATTGCTTCTGTGTTTGTCATAGTAAAAAATCAAAGAACAATTGTGGGTGTAATACCCAACGGAGAGAGTGGGATTTGAACCCACGGTGAAGTTACCTCCACACAGACTTTCCAGGTCTGCTCCTTAAACCACTCGGACACCTCTCCAACGGAAGTGGTAGGATTTGAACCCACGAATGCTTTCACATTGCCTGTTTTCAAGACAGGTGCCTTAAACCACTCGGCCACACTTCCAATAAATGGGAGGATTAATCCTCCCTGGTATTCA